TATTGGTTGATTAAGTGGGGAATGAACTTGTGTGATGAGTATTCTATGCGATATGGTAAAACCCATTCGTGCTATAATACTCTTGTATCTGCTTACTATCTGTTCCCCAAAGGAAAGATAACCAGTGTAACTCCATTTGCTCGGGCAATGCCTGTGGAATGGAAATTTGACGATAGCATTGATACTTTTACTGCTTATAAAAGGTATATTGCTTCAAAACCTTGGGTGAAGGACAACTACCTTCGACTACCTCAGCGTAAACCTGATTGGATCTAAATGGCTTCTACTGATAAACTTATTCACCCACAATATCCAAGACTTAGTTGGCTAAGAATTCTTGGCAATGCTTTTTTTATTTTTGGGTATGCAGTAATTTTATTCAATAGTGTTCAACTTGGAATTTACTTCCGATTGTTCGGCAACCTTTTGTCGTTCCCATATTTTTATCGTGTAAGAATGTGGGATATGATGACCATTCGCAGTTTCTTTGCTCTTATTGAATTAACCAAACTGATTCAAATTTTATTTTTTTGAACCATGAGTCGTGATGAATTCCTTTGGGTCGAAAAGTATCGTCCCAAAACAATTGAAGAATGTATTCTCTCTGAGAATATTAAAAAAACTTTTACTGACTTTCTAAATAAAGGTGAAGTGCCTAATCTACTTCTTGCTGGGCCTGCTGGGTGCGGTAAGACTACTGTTGCTAAGGCACTCTGTTCTGAATTGGGGGTAGATGTTTATGTCATCAATGGATCCGATGAAGGTAGATTCCTTGATACTGTCAGAAACACTGCGAAAAATTTCGCTTCGACCGTATCGCTTGCGTCAACTGCTAAACACAAAGTCATCATCATTGATGAGGCAGATAACACAACCAACGATGTACAACTCCTCTTACGGGCTTCTATTGAGGAGTTTAGTGGTAACTGCCGATTCATCTTCACCTGCAACTACAAAAACAAAATCATCGAACCCCTTCACTCTCGATGTGCCGTCATCGAGTTTGGAATCAAAGGAAAAGAAAAACAACAACTTGCTGCAAACTTTTTTAAACGCCTTCAAGACATTCTTCGACAAGAAGGTGTAGAGTATGATCAGAAAGTTCTAATCGAACTGATTAACAAGCATTTCCCCGATTGGCGTCGTGTGCTTAACGAGTGTCAAAGATATTCCTCTAACGGTAAAATTGACTCATCTATTCTTGCATCCTTCTCTGATGTTTCTGTAAATGAACTTGTTAAGAACCTTAAAGAAAAGAATTTTGCCGAAGTCCGCAAGTGGGTGGTCAATAATCTGGATAACGATTCTTCTGTTCTTCTGCGTCGCATTTATGACGCACTCTATGAGTCTCTTATTCCTAATTCTATTCCTGCTGCTGTTTTGATTGTAGCTAAATACCAATATCAGATTGCGTTTGTTGCAGATCAAGAAATCAATCTTCTTGCAGCACTAACTGAGATTATGGTGGAGTGTGAGTTTAAATGATCATTACTTTTCACGAAGTTTGGTGGTACATAGAGACAACCTATGTTGATGAAAGAATTCTTGAATTAATTCATCCTGAGACTGGTTATAAAATTTCTCCAGATACTTATATAAAACAAACTCGTTGGGAAAAACGTTATGATATGGATGTCTTGAGAACACTATGGGAGGAGTGTTATTCTTTTATTGTGCATGGTAGTCAAATAACTCCAAATGTTAAAAACTTAATTGAAGAGGTTGAATTGGATCACAATGTTGATGCACAATCTCATATCTATATGGGTAAAAAGAATAGTAGATCATTTCCAATACATGCAGATAATCCAGACAACTTAATTGTTCAGTGTATTGGCAAATCAAAAGTTATCATTTATAATGAATATTCTGATCGAGATGGTGCGTTTCCAGATGCTAATGTGAGTATTAAAGAACAGTTTATTCTTGAACCTGGCAATTCTGTTTATATTCCTTCTTTACAGTATCATCTCTTCGAACCACTTACTGATCGTTTAAGTATTAGTATCCCAATGTATAAAAAATGATTATTAGTGAAAGTGATGCAGTTTGGGCTGCAAACAAATTTATAGAATATTTTTCTCACATGTCCAACATTGAGGACTATCTGAGGTTTGTAAAAAAAGAAGTGATTGCATCTACAAGTTCTCTTGTATCATTGCGTGACGAATTCTTCAATGAAGATGTTCATCCAGAAGACATGGACTTTGATATTAAGTTTGTAGGAAGCAGATTTCAGAATGCTGTTCAACAAGAACACTATGTCAATCTTCTGAGAGCAGTGTCTTCTCACAATAATGAATCAAATATTCCTGGGCGTGAATTGCGTTGGATGGTATTTGAAAAGAATACTAAAAAGGTTCTTGGATTTATTCGGTTTGGTTCTCCTACAATTAATTCAAAACCAAGAAATGAATGGTTGGGAAAGTCTCCAGATCTGACTATCTTCAACAGACACGCAGCCATGGGATTTGTAATTGTCCCATCACAACCTTTTGGATACAACTATCTTGGTGGCAAACTTCTTGCACTTCTTTGCTGTTCTCACCTGGCAAGAGAGTCTTTAAATGAAGTATTTGAAAAGGATATTGCACTATTTGAGACAACATCTCTTTATGGATCGACAACAGATGCATCTCAGTATGATGGTCTGAAACCGTTTATGAGATACAAAGGTCTTACTGAAAGTAAGTTCTTACCACTCCTTCATGATGAAGTATTTCATAAGTTGCATGATCGATTTACTCTGTTGAATAATAATACCCCTTTGACTGACAATAAAGCTTCATCTAAAAAGATGAAACGTCAGACAAAGATGATTTCTATTATTCGCAATTCTCTTCAGGATAAGCAGAAACTTGAAGAGTTTAATTCTGTAATTGGCGCAGCATTTGCTCTCACACAAAAGAAGAGATTCTATATCTCCGATTATGGATACTCAAATGTTCGTGAAGTAATTCTTGGTGAACAAAAAGAACTTCTTCGTGGCCCTAATTGGGATAAATTCTATCTTGAGAATATTATTTCTTGGTGGAAGAAAAAGGCAGCAAAGCGATATGAAAAACTAAAAGAAGAAGGTAGGTTCAGAACTAAGGTCGAACTCTGGACAGATGATGATGAGATTCAAATTATCCGATGAAAGTAGAAGTTACTCTATTCAAGGCTGGCATGGTCTTTAAAGAAGAAGTGATTGCCAGAGACTATCAGGATGCAAAGCAAGTAGCACTCGCTCGTAATCCTGGAGCAACAGTTGTTAGCGTCACTGCGATATTTAAATAATGGAACTCAAAGACTGGCTTAATTCAATCAACCATACAAAAGAAGATTTATCTGAGGATATCAAGTCTTATCCCCCATACATTATCAACCGTTGTTTATCGGGGCATATTGATTGTGTCATGTTTGCAAATGAAATGAATCTTAATCATCACCTTGATAAAGATTTACAATATTCGTTTTATCTAAATAGTCTAAGGAAAAAAAAGAGATTCTCTCCTTGGCTCCGAAAAGATAATATCAAAGATTTAGAATGCGTTAAGCAATACTATGGTTATAGTAATGAAAAGGCATCCCAGGCTTTGAAAATTCTATCTCGTCAACAAATCGACTTCATAAAACAAAAACTTGAAACTGGTGGAAACAATGGCAAACCAAACAATTGAACCTCAAGTAAATTGGGCTCCTAACATGATGGTAGAAGTCCTTTTGAACGAACCTGATGATTTTCTAAAGGTGCGTGAAACTTTGACTCGTATCGGAGTTGCATCCCGTAAGGAGAAAAAACTTTATCAATCTTGTCATATTCTGCATAAGCAGGGTAAGTATTACATCGTCCATTTTAAAGAGTTATTTGCTCTGGATGGAAAGTTTGCAAACCTGACAGTTAACGATGTTCAACGTCGCAATCGTATTGTTCGTTTGCTTGCTGACTGGGGATTAGTCAATATTGTAAACGAAGATCTGGTTCAAGACATTGCTCCTCTAAATCAGATTAAAGTTATCGCTCACCGAGATAAGAACGAATGGATTCTTGAGCAGAAGTATAATATTGGAAAGAAAAAATCTCCTGTAGAAGGTGCTGAATAAATACTAACGAGACCTTTCGTGCGGTCTCTACGAAAGTCGGAACACCCTAAAAAGAGGATGGGTTTTTACCCTTCCTCTTTTTTTCGTTTCTTGTATAATTAGTAATGGATGCCGTAAGGATCCACACAACACAAACTCGCTTTTAAAGGAGCTACTAGAATGACTAACCTCATGCGTTATACCGCTGCAGATCTTCCTGCGCTCATGAAGAGAATCAATGAGTATAGCATTGGTATGGATGATTATCTTGGTAAAATCTTTACAGAATTTAATGAAACTAACCTAAATTATCCACCATATAACTTAATTCAGATAAGTAATACTGAGTCTCGTTTAGAACTCGCTCTTGCAGGATTTAAAAAAGAAGAGATCCGTGTCTTCACCGAGTATGGAAAACTTTTTGTCGAAGGACAAAAAGAGGATAAACAATCTGATTCCAACTACGTTCATCGAGGAGTGGCTCAGCGATCTTTCCAGAGAGCGTGGACGATTGCAGATGACACAGAAGTCAGAGAAGTCACCTTCGTGGATGGACTTCTTCGAGTTGAATTGAGAAAGATTGTTCCCGATCATCATGCACGTAAGAATTATCTATAAATACTTTTGAATATCGTCGGCGCAGAGGGGAAACTGGCACAATCCAGTTGACGCCCCTCTTTTTTATTGGTAGAATGGGCACAAATGGATGTAATCATGGTTAAACTATTAGTTCTGTCAGAGACTCAGATCTTAGTCTCAGCAATTGAAGAAGTTGGTTCAGAGATGGGTGAACCAGATTGTAAACTCACAAATCCATTTGTTGTGAAAGGTGATAATCTAGAACCTTGGTTGCTAGATGTAACAAACCAGAATGTTTTTATGATTCACTCAGATAAAATTCTGACAATCATTGACCCTAAGCCCACTCTTCTTGAAAAATATCAACAACTGACTAAATGAGATTTTATACGAACGTACAATTAATCGGTAACCAGTTTCTTGTTCGTGCATATGATAATGGTGAATATGTAATGTTCAAAGAAGAGTATACTCCTACTCTTTTTGTTCCCACAAAAAAACAATCAAAGTATAAAACTCTTGAAGGAGAAAGTGTTGAACCAATTCAACCTGGATTTGTAAGAGACTGTAGAGAGTTTTACAAAAAGTATGAAGGTGTAGATGGGTTTCGTATCTATGGCAACGATAGATATGTTTCTCAGTACATCTCAGAAAAATATCCAGAAGATGAAATCAAGTTTGATATTTCTAAAATCAGACTGTATACGATTGACATCGAGGTAGAATCTGAAAATGGATTCCCTGATGTGGAGTCGGCTGCTGAGGAGATGTTGCTGATTTCTATTCAAGATTATAATACAAAAAAGATTACCACTTGGGGAACAAAACCATTTAATAATAAACAGGAGAATGTAACTTACATTCAGTGTGATAGTGAGTATAATCTTCTGCAAACTTTCATTGATTGGTGGGATAGAAATCATCCAGATGTAATTACGGGTTGGAACGTTCAGTTGTATGACGTTCCGTATATCTGCCGTCGATTGAATCGTGTTCTTGGTGAAAAGCAAATGAAGCGACTTTCACCTTGGGGGTTGAATACTGAGAATGAAATTTATGTAAGCGGTAGAAAACAAGTTTA